AATGATTATACCAATTTTTACCTATTTCATGTAAGTAATCTGTACCAACATGCCATACTGGAAATAATCTTAAACCAAAGTGTGGTTTAATAAAGTCAGGTTCTGCTTGTGGGTCTGAACATTGTACTTCTTCTGGTTTAGGGTGAAAACGCTTAAAATTAGTAATTACTTCATCAAATAATTCCATGGCTTTGTCTTCACCACAGTATTTTGACAATTGCCCACCAATTGAAGTATGGTAAGTTAATTTACCATCAGACCAGCCACCTGCACCTAAAAAACCTGTCATTACTTCTTCAGGTAATCTATTGTAAGGGTCTTTACCCATGTCGATTATGGTGATTTTTCCTTTAAAATCGTTGTCCACAAGTTTAGTCGCAGCGTTCACACCTGCGACACCGGCTCCTACTATTACTACATTCATAAAAATTTATTTATTTTTCATTAATATACAAAAAAAAGTAGCCCAATCCAAATGATTGGGCCACAGCTCCATTAATTTATTTAAGTCGTCCGGCTATGAATCGGACTAAATGTTTTACTTTTTACCTCTTTTCTCCATTGTACGTCCACCAAAGTACGCACCAATAACTGTAATTAATACTAATTGAAGGAGGTCTGTCCATTTAGGTTCTACTTCAAATGCAATTGTTCCTGCGTCTATGAATATCATAAGAACAGTTGACACAACCAAAAATACTAACACTAAAGGTCTAACATTTTTTGACAACCAACTGTCGCTATTCATGTCGGCTTTCCATCTATCTGTAATGTTGGCTTCCATTTTTGTTTCATAATCAGAAACTAATTCTTGAATTTTTTGTTCTGCTTTAAGTTTTTCTTCTTTAGTGGTTGTTAGGTTGTCTAAAACACCCCCAACTCCTTTAACCAATTCGGCTGCACCACCTGAAAATAATTTATTTAGAATACTCATAACTTTTTATTTAAATTGTGTAACTGCGATTTTGCGGTCTTTTAATTTACGCGCAATGTCTTTAATTTTTTCTTTATCGTTGTTTTCTTTAGCTTGGAGTAAAGATTTTTCTAATTGCTCTATTCGTGGATCATTGTTGTAGAAGTCTTGATCAATTTTAGCATTACCTGCTAATAAAGCAGCTACAAATGCTAAGCCCCCTAAAAATTTAGCTGCTTTGCCTTCTTGTTGAAGATTTTCTTGGTTTACTTCTTCAATTGCTTCTTTAACTAATATTTCTAATTCAGATTTTTTCATTTTATTTTGGGCTGTTTGTTTGTCTATAATTTTTGAACCAGTCTTCCCAGTCTCTAAAAAGTAAATTGCCTTTTAAATATGCTTCCATTTCCATACCTCTCATGTGTTCGTCATCTTGAGCGTATGTTGGTGATGAAGCATCACCCATTTCTAAATCACCTCTTAAATTTTGAACATGGTGAATTAATTCATGAGCGAAAGACCTACAAATGTCTTTTGGGTGTCTATTTGTAGTGTATAATACTATTGTTTGGGTTGCAGGTTCATAGTATGCTGTTTTACCAAAAACACCATCAGCATTTTCTTCATCTTCACGGATAACCAACTTAGGAGTAGATTCGATTTGAAACTTCTCCTGTGCTGCTTTATATACTTCTGCTAATGCTTCTTTTAATTCCATTATATCATGTCTGTTTCAGGTTCTGTTTCTGCTGGTTCGTCGTCTTCAGGCTCCATTGCAACATCGTCTGCTCCATCATCGTCTCCACCACCCATTCCTGTGGTTGTTCCACTACTTGATGAATCACCAAATCCATCTCCACTTTCTTCTCCATCATCATCACCACCAAAATTAGGAGGTAAAGGTGCTGTTAGAAGTCTGTTAAGTGCTTGAATAGCGTAATTTTTGTCGTCTAATACTAACAAATCATATTCTTTGTCAGCTATACGAACTTTAAAATTGTTTAGTTGGTCACCTAAATATATAATGTCAAAGTCTTGACCATTATGAAGAAAAATCTTATACGAGGGTGGAATCGAATTAACTGCTTTAATATTATTGATGTAACGTTTTAATGGTCTCATTTCGAGCTCATTTTTTAACACGTCAGTCAATTCTAAAGGAACAGGGTATGATTTCTGCTCGTGTAGAGTTTGGATTTGATTACGAATATATTTTCTTAAATTTTCCATTATGCGTCGTAAATACCTGAAGATAGAGGCTTGTCATCACTACCAACCACTGCTTCGTCTGGGTTGTTAACAATGTCTTTAGCTGAATTTTTAAATTCTTTTTCGCTCATGTCTAATTCAAGTTTCATTTTTTTAAGACCTTCATACTGACCTCTTGCTTTAGAAACAAATTGTTCAGGAACTTGAACACCTTTGTTAGCATAATCTAAAACGATTTCTTCGTCTGTACGTCCTATTTCAAATAACTCAAAGAATTTCTTCATTGCACCTTCCATAAGGATACTACGTTTAGCTTCCTTTTTGTAGGTTTCCATTTGTTCATTTAGATTGGTGTCTTTTCTTGAAGACATGTAATCTTCTAATAGATCTGCTTTTTTCATGTTGTTTTGTTCAAATTTAGTAAATCTTGTTCTGTTTGGGTTCGGCATAGCGCTGTCTTTACTATAATGGTTACCTTCACCACCATATCTGTTTTTTTCTAGATAATTGTCTAATTCTGCTTCATCATCTATGAATGGGCGAGGTGATCTTACGTTATTTCCGTCTCCAATGTTTTTGCTCATTTGTTATAAATATTAATCTTCTTTGTTAGTCAACTCTTTTTGTATATTTTCTCGAGCTTCTTTTGCTGCTTTAGTAACATCTTGGGCTAGTTTTTCTTTATCTATACCACCTACCCATCTTTCTACTTCACCATGTTCAGAAACATACCCATCATTTGATTGGTTGGCCAAATCTAAAAACATACCTTCCATTTCATCTATTTGGGAAAGGCGGTTTTTTAATTGAAGACTTTTAATGTAATCATCATATTTGCCTTCTATTCTTAACTTGTGCTCATATTCTATAACGCAATCATGGCATGTTTTGTGAACTTTATAATTGCTTATGTCTAAATGGTGTTTCATTACTTTACCACATTTAGGACAACATAAAGGTACAAATACTTCTTTTTTAATTGCGTCTAATTTTGAAATGGTTTGTTTAAGACCATCTTTAATAGTCCATGTTTTACCATTTTCTTTCCAAGTGTCGCCTTCTTTGTAGTCGACTCTTTTTTTCTCATAACCTATCTGCGTTTCAGATGAAGCGCCAGATTTGCCCGTAAGTAAATTACGGGCTCTGGTTACATCTTTACGATTGAATTCTTTTTTTAACATAACTTTTTTTAATTAAAATATACCTTCTATTCGTGCGTCAGCACCTATATCTACTAAAAATTCTTCTATTTCTACTTCTAAACTATCATACATGTCTTCTTCTTCAGGGAATAAAAAATATCCTTCAGCTGAATTCCAATCTGCTGTCCAATTGCTGTCGTCTAAGTAAGCGTATATTTTGTTAGCATCTTGACTTGTGCGTGGAATTACCATTAGGCCTGTTTCTTCTGAGGTTTCTTCATTCATGTATCCTAATTCGGATGCCATTTCTTTAAGGTTTTTGTCTTTTTTCGCAAGATAATCTTTTACTTTTTTTCTAAATTCGTCAGATCCAGGACCTACACCTTTCATAGGTCCATTTTTTATTAAATCAATTGCAGCTAATGCTAATTCTGAACCTCTAATGTCCCCATCCATTTCTGCTTTTTTATATGCTGCTCGGGCAATTTTTAATTGGTCTTCTTTTGATTTTGATTCTTCTAAAGGTTTAATTGTTCCGTCTGTAGACAGGACATCACTTGCTTTTGTCTTACCACTGCCTTTATCATATGATACACTATAATATGTTTTNCCATTGTATTCTTTAACAGCTGTAATTACTGCTGGGTGACCTAAGTATGTTACTTTTTTACCTACGGTGTATGTTTCATTTAGATTACCTTCACTTACATCCATGTAATCATGGTGTTCTGCTTCTATACCTTGTTTTTCAAGATCGGCAACAATTGAATCTAAAATGTCTTCATCGTATCCTACTGGTATTTCTGTTTGGATTNCTTTAGATTGTAAAAATTTATTAATTTCTTCTGTGTAGCTTAATTTAACTCTTTTACCTTTAAGGCCAGGTTCGCTGTATATGTTGAATCCATAAAATCTACCAGAATCAGTATAAACCATGTTTATACTTTTTACGTCAAAGTCTATACTTTCAAATTTATCAAATTCATTGATTACTGCTTCTGCTAGAGATTTAATTTGTTCTCTAATAAATTTTCTAATTGGGTCTTTCATTTGTTAATTTTTTGCTCCAGGTTTACCTGCGTTGAAATTATTTTTACTAAATTCTAATCTGTCAACTAATTTAATGCCACTTTCTGTGTGGTCTACTGCTACGAATCCCTCCGCTTTAGTTACACTTAAGGTACCATCACCATTATCAATAAAGTGTTTAGTTGCTACAGCTTTATCATATTTGGCGATAAATATATTTTTTGCTTCAGAAAGTAATTTACTTACTTTAAACAAATTAATTACGATGTCTTTTTTAGATTCGAATGTTCTTAATTTGTCTTCAAATTGCTTTCTTTTTGCGTCTTGGTTTTTAGGTGAAATTTTAGCTACTGCTTTTTCAATTTTAGCTTGATACCATTCTTTAAACATTTCAAATGATCTGTTTGGGTCTTCAATAAATTCTCCTTTTCTAACTTCTGAATTTAAGTAGGTGTTTAGAAGATTTACCTTGGCATTTGATGATATTTCGTTTGGTAGACTATTGTAATTTACTTTAATTGAATCTGCTTCTTGAATTTTAGATAAAATTGCTTGTTCTTCTTCGTCGCTTAATAGAATACCTGTGTCGTCTTTAAAGTAAGCATCATCAAACCAAACATCGCTTGTTTTATTTAACCCACTTACATCAGCACCAAATGAAGCACCACCACCACTTAAATCTCGGTATGTTGTGTGGAATATGATTCCTATTTTTGCTCCTAATATTTGTTTTCCTAATCCGGAATTTGCTTCAACAGCATATCTAATTGTGTTTGGTTTAAATGTGTAATGTGAAACGTCATCTATATTAGATGTTTCAATGTCATTGTTGTCAAACATAAAGTCACCTTGTAAGATGCCTTTTATCCCCACAGGAGGTAAATATTGTAATGCTAATTTTAATTTTTTAGCTAAACCTGGTGCGTGACCATGATTAACGTCTATGTCTTGGGAAGTGTAATTGATTTTTGGGTTTTTATTGAATACTGACTTAGTACCAACAAAAAACTTACCATTGTCTGGGTTAATTCCTGTAAATAATGCAGGCGCACCGTCCCACTTTACAGACACATTTTTAATTGAATTGTCTTCTCCTTTTAAATTTTTAATTAATTCATAAAGAAATGACTTTGCTTGGTTGTATCCGTCTTGTCCTTGAGTTAATATTAATTCTTCAAGGTGTGTTAGGTGGGTGTTTGCTTTCGTTTCGTTAAGAATTTCGTTAAGTTGACTTTTCCACCATTTTTTAGATAATGCTGATTCGTTCATTTTGTTGGGTGTATTATCGTGTCCACATGAATGGCAAATATATAAATCGTTTCCACCGTCTGCTATTGCCCATGTCCAGCCACATTCATCACAAATAATGTCAGTGTCTGTTACTGTTTCGTTGTACATTTTACCATATAATCCTCCTCTTTTATACTTGTATGAAGGGGTGATGTCTTTTTTAGGACCGTCGGGCATTCCTGCTTTATACTCGCTACTTTTCATGTAATCTAACACCTTATCATTAGGGTTATATAAATCCTCATCTAAACTTGGTATTACAATTGCCCATGCGTCTTCTTTGTCCATAGTAGACATGTGATCAGGTAA